CCGTTTCTTCTTTGCCGGTCTCACGCTGATCCACGGGAAACGCTTCTCGACTGCGTTCCGTATGGAATTACCCAGCACGGTTTCTGCATTGTCCCAGAAGATCGTTTCTACGTTGCAGTATTCGATGGTATCCCAGTGCCTTACAACGTTCGCATACTGGTCGATCACATCCTGCACGAAATCGCAGAACAGATCATCCAGGCGGTTGCTGTCGATCGGGTCGTCTTTCTCTTTTGCCATGACCCGGCGGGATTTCAGGGCGATCACTTCCCGGTAATTGTCCGTGTACCCTCTTGCCACGAACGCATGGCCGGACTGGCTGCCGCCGAAGTCCAGACCGACCTCGATGGATACAAGGTCCTGCTTCCGGAACTCCTTACAGTCCGGGTTACTGCCAGGGCGTCCTACGATTCTGCACCGGAACGCTTCCGGGTGGTCCGCAAACTTCTTGTAGATCGAACCGTCTGCACGCTTCCAGAGCCCTAAGATCAGGCGGTCGTAGTAGATGGTGCCATCGTATTCCCTGCAGAGCTGCTCCACAAAAGCCGGATCCAGATACGGATTGTCAAAGATCGTGTACTTTTGCAGGTAGATATCAAGCTCCGGTGTGTCCAGGAACTCTTTCAGCCAGTGGGTAGGATGCTCCGGGTTGCATGACCCGTCAAAGCAGCTGTAAGGCTTATCGAGTCGTGATTTGAGCATCTGGAACACTTCTTTGTTCCACTTGGCGATCTCATCCCCGTAGCAGTATTTGATGCTCGCACCCTGGATCTTGGCAACCTGGCTGACCTTCTCCGCCCCCAGGCAGTAGACATCCTCCCCGCATACCCTTGCAACGTTGCGGTTATTGATGTTGCCGACCAGCTTGTCGGTGTAGACCTCGCGCATCGGCTGGAGCACGTTTCGCTCGATGGATTCCTTCGACACGCCAAGGATCACATTCAGCCCCGGTTTTCCCGCCCTCTCACGGATCCGGAATGGAATGATAAAAGCCGTATCCACAAAAGACTTCCCGGAACGTACTGCCCCGGATTTAATGTTCCAGCGGTGCGTTGCGTTCACGATGTATTCATTCTGCATTTTGCTCAACTGCATTGTCACGCACCTCCTTCAGTATCGCATCCAGCTTCTCAAGTGCCTCGTCTGTCTCATTCTCACCTGTGACTGCCTGTTTCCTCGCTTTCTTAAGCTCTGTATCTGCTTCCTTGTTGCGGATGTCTTCCTCTGCCGCCCCGTTCTGCCCTGCATACTGTGCCACGAAGTAAGCGGCTTTGGTGTTGCCCTGCATCGCTTCCCGGATCTGAGCCGCCAGCATCGCAGATTCAAGTGTACAGTCCAGGCCGATCGACTCCAGGAACGGCTTCCACTCCGGGTTGTCAATCTCCGCTGTCAGCAGGGCGTTCAACGTCTTCCGGAACTCTGCTTTTCGCCGCCTTGCCTTCCCGGATGCCTGACCGCCTTTTCTTGCATATTCTCTCACTTCGCTCTCGCTTCGCTTGTCAAAAGGCACTAAGTTTTCATTGTTTGCCAATCACCTCACCTTCCTTTGTTCTGTTGTTATTTTTGAGTACACAAAAAGACACCCGGCACTGCCAGATGTCTTCCTGTGGAAAATATTATTTTGAGAAAGGATTTTTATGTCTCCATCAGGAGAATCGGAACAGAAGGACTCGAACCTTCGACATCTACGGATTAATCCGGTTGCTCTCGCCGCTGAGCTATGTTCCGGTGCTGCCAGGCTGTTGAGACCTGGCAGTTGTCAAAAATACTTGGAGGTAAATGAAAAGAACCAATCATGTCAGCATCATTCCCAAACTGAACTGATTACACTATATCACAGAGTAAGGCGGACATTCTAGGACATCTTGAAATTTTTTAATGCCCATCCATGAATTCTTCTTGCATGTCTTGGATCACACTCCATCTTTCTTCCGATGTCGTCCCAGTTCAGTCCACACAGATACCTCAGTCGCAGCACTCTCTGTTCAGCCGGGTTCTCCATACGTCTGATCGCCAGGTCGATCTGTTCACGTGTCCTTACTTTTTTCAGCCGTTCCCGTTTCAACCGTCCGATCTGTCTTTCCATAGCTGCCACATAATCCGACAGGTCGGACTGCTGGCTGCCTTTCGGCATCCCGTCATTGACAACTGATGGGAACATCTTGTCCATCCGGAGCCTCTGGATCTCTTCCAGGATCTCCTGCTCCCTCCGTTCACATTCCCGGTATCTTCGCAGGAACGCTTTCTTCTTGTCGTTTTCTGTCATCTCCACCGGCATCGCCTCCCCTCATGCATTTCCTTGCTACTGTATTGTCTCGTACTGGTTCTTTTTCCTGTTGTACGTTACCGCCACGGGCTGGCCACAGTCCACACAGCATACATCGAATGCCTTTTCCGTCATATTTGTAAGATATCTGGCATTCCTTCCACATTCACAGTTTGTATACAACCATACCAGGTCTTTCAGTTCCATTTCCTCACCACATTCTTCGCACTTATGATATTTTATTTTTTTACGGCCTTTGCAATACGTCTTTTCTTTCCCACAGTGCTGGCACTTAATGTGCAGGAAGCCAGAATAACCATCATTTTCTTTCCCGACCGGCTCTGGTTCTGTGACTGGATCCACGGAATACTTGTCCTCTATGTACTCTTCCAGTTCTTTCATAACATCCGGCTTTTCTTCTGCTTTCTCCTCGTTTTTCGCCTCGCACGTATGGATTTCCGGGATAACTGCCTCCTCTGTTTCCGGGATGGTCAACCGTCCGGTATATCCGAACAGTTGAATGACAAGCTCCCTGAACAGCTTTTCGCTTTCCTCCGCCCCCATTTTCGCTGTGTATGTATGTTTCTCTGTTTTGATCGTGATCATGTCTCTTCCTCCTGTTTTCTTTCATGCACCCCATCATCGTTCCTGTGATACTCCTTGCCGGTTCGTCTGTCCCTCAGGACGGCAATCTCGAACCCGCTCAGGCCTGCTGCCAGTTCCAGTTGTTCATATACCTGTTTCACATAGTGCGGGATCCGCTGTGAATAAGTCGGCTCATGGAATCTTCTGACCGCCTCAGCATCCACTTCACGCTCCAGATGGTTATAATGTGCCCTCCGTTTGGCGTTCTTCTCAGCTGCTTTCATCCTTCATCTTCCCGCCCCTTTCATGAACCTGTCCAATACTGACATTCTCCAGTCATATTCCATTCTTGCCTGGTAGCAGTCACAGCAATGTGTTTCTGTTGTTACATCACTGAATTCTTCGCTTCTTGTACATCTGCATACCCCATCCTCGCTATGGTATCTGCATGTGTCACACGTTCTGTCGTAATTCATCCCATTTCACCTCCTGCAATATCTTCCACAGCCACCATACTTCCGGAGATCTCCAGGCACACATGCAGTAGGTATGTGCATCTTCTGAATAGTTGTAATGGTTTCGTTCCAGATGCTCCCTTGCTTCTTTTTCTGTCAGAAACATCGTGTTCGGATACACAACTGGTCTGAACGAAATACCAACTATCCTGACATCATCATATCCATTATTGGCAAGAAATTCATTCACTTCCTCCACTATCAAGTCCTCATACTCTTCTTCTCCATCTTCCGTATACATCAGTATAAAATCCAATATACACCCCTTTCCAATTTTGCAGTTTTCCCGATTGATATTGCAGTCTGACAGGATATTATCATTGAGGTACTTCACTGTTTCTTCCGTTGTGCTTGTAACGGTGCTTCCATCTGATTGCAAGACAAGTTCGTCTGCGTTCTCATCGTCTTGCACTCTCTCGCTTCCCTTGATGACCCAGAATCTCGGTTCAGCCGTTTCTGTCGTGTCCTGCGTATTCATTTCTTTCTGCAATTCCATCAAGAACTTAATGTCCTCATCATTCAGGCTTCTCTTTTCTGTAGTATCTTCGTGGTACTGCAATGTTTTATGGTATATTGCCATGTTATTCATCCTCCCTGTATGGCTTCGGCAGCGGCATCCAGGCATTGACAAACAGGTCATTTGCCAGGCAGGTATCTTCGTCAATGCAATCCCCCAGATACCATGCACCACCTAATTCTTCATCATCCACGTATCTCCCAACCAATGGAAGAGAGAAATTTTCAAACGACATCAGCACATAACTATCATTTTCCGGCACTCTCTCCGTCACCGGGATCCATCCGGGCTCGCTAACCGTATGGGATTCCAGACGGTTTCCTTTTGTATCTTCAAGCACATTGCCGATCACACTTACTTTTTTGTACCAGTAGCCCAGATCTTTTCTGTAATTTGTTTCTTCTGGAAAATCAACATAAAATCCTGCTGTATATTTTCCATGTCTGACAACAGCCGTATATTCCCCATACTGTACAATGTCATTTTCCCAGATTTTCTTACCATTCTTATCACACAATCCTGTATACTGGCATAATGTTTCCGGGTCGATCTCATACAGTCGCAATTTGTTTGGCAGACCCCAGTCTGTCATTTCGTCCACTGCAATCAGATGATGCAACGGTACAGGATGCCGTTTATAATCTTCCTCGCAACAGTATGTCGTCTCTCTCATACTGCAATAGAATCCCTCTGCCCAGTAATTCGTATCTTTTAATTTTGCCCGGAACAGTATGTCTCTCATCCATCCACCTCCACTTTCCGGATCTTGTACCGGGTTCCAAAGCCCGGCATCGGTCCTTTTTTCGTTCTTCTGTACCTTTCATTTTTTCCGCGGTATTCCATCACCCTGACGGTATCCTCACTGACTCCCAGATTGTGTGTCTGACTATCGTCTGTTTCCCTTTGCGATCGGTTCGTTCTGCATACTTTAACGCGTTGAAAGATATGCTAAACCGCATTACTTTTTCTTTATTCTGACTTATAATCAACATTGTTTTTCTCCTGTGTTTAAAAAATCCATTATGTTCATCTGTCCAATATGTTCCCATGTTTCTGTCTCTATTCCGCATGTTTCCAGTGCATCTTGATACCTTACCCCATTATTTTTTAATTCCATACAGATCTGATAATGCTTTGGGTGTGTCATTGCTATTCGTTGGAATCTATTCGGACACTTTTCCATATGTGCACCAAAAGCACAGAACATGCATCCGGTACGCTGTTCACCTGTTGTGTAATATATACCACCGGGCGTTTGCTCTATGTCGCCATATACAGAACATATTTCAATATCATTTTCTACTATGTATCTAAGCACATCCTGCCTTGTCCAAGGACCAAGCGGCTGGCTCTTAATTGTTTTTCCATCATATACATTGCAACCTGTATGAGCATACTGGTGTTCGCGTCTAAAACTTTCATCTTGCGTTGTCCCAATATATGGCACTCTTCCAGTCTTTTTTGCATAATCTTTAAACGGTTTTTTCTTGGTAATGTTACAACACTGTTCACTTATATCAAATTGTGTATCCAACAAAAATCTCCATTTTTTAGGAAGCATTCCGAACTTCCCTCTTTCATCGCCATTCATCAAATAGTTTCTGTATCTGTCTGATAAATTTCCATGCCGCAGTTTCCTTATCTTCAGTGCCGTCTCTTTGCTAATTAACGGAAATCCATATTTCTCAACTACCTGTTTAAATGTTAATCTGCTTCCGTCTTTCCATCTGGGATATATTTCAACAAATTCCCCGCTGGCCTGACGTGCAAATCTTACTATCTCAGGAAATTCCAAACCAGTATTTGAGAATACTGCCGGGACTTCCAACCCTACGGTTTTTCTTATCATATGCAACAATGCTGTGCTGTCCAAGCCACCAGAATAGCTCAAATATACTTGACCATCCCAGTTGTAATACCATTCCTTGATTCTGCGTTCCGCAAGCGTTTTCTTTACCTTATACGGTAAATATTTTCTCTGGCTAAACTGCCAATCATTTAATTTTAGATCATCTTCCTGTATGAACATCTTTTTCTCCTGTCTCTTCTTTCCCTCTCAATGTCTTCTGCTTTCCGCCATACGCCTTTCCGGTTTCCGATGCCCAGCAATAAGGACAACTCTCTGCATATTCATGTTCGTCTTTTTCTCCGCATTGTGTATTGCAGCTCTCATTCTCAGGGCAACATATGCAGCATTCATCATGTCCACAAAAGTCCGATGGTAAAGCACATTTTCCTACCATTTCTTCACCATTTCCTTCACTTCGATCTCTATCGCATAATCAAAAAGCCAGCGGAACGCTTCCAAAATCGTAGTCTTGGTAATGCCATTATGTGTCGGCATCTCCAGTACACCCCAAATCGCCTGAAGTTTTTCAGTCTCACTATATTTATCGCTTCTAATCTGTTCAAAAACGGCCTGTGCCTTTCCGATATTCATATCTCGTTTTCCTCCTGTCCATTGTTGCTTTCCCATCATGCAAACGGCAGCTCTTCGTCAAAATCTTCCGGAAGCGTCATAAACCCTCCTGCATCTACTGGCATCGGCTCCGGTCGTTCCTGGCTACTTTCTTCCCGGTTTCTCTGTGCCGCCGCCATACGCATTTCCACAAATTCCTGATCCTCAACCACCACGTCTGTTGTATAGACCTTGTTGCCATCTCGGTTGGTATAGCTCCCGGTCTGGATGCGGCCGGTTATCACTACCTTCAAGCCCTGGCGGAAATACTTCTCCGCAAACTCTGCACTGCGGCCAAATGCCACACAGCTGATAAAATCAGCGGTCACATCACCTTCACGCTTGTAGCGTCTGTCAACTGCCAGCGTATAGCGTGCAATTGCCGTGTTACTCTCTCCGTTAGAATTACGCATCTCCGGGTTTCTGGTCAATCGTCCCATTAAAATCACTTTATTCATTCTGCATCCTCCAAATAATCGAATATCGTCTGCTGTCCCGGCATCGGTTTCTGTGCCTCTTCTTCTCTTTTTGCTTTCATGGCACACTGACAGCCATAGCCTCTTTCTACCGCTTCCTGACTTGTCAGCAGTCTCCCGCACCGTTTGCAGCGTCTTGCCTGTATTGTGAATACCTCGTCCCCGCTCATGGCATACACACCTGTGCATTGCAGTCACGGATCTGGATCTGTGTATTTGTGCAGGGCTTCCATTCTTGGATGTATTCCAAGGCTTCATAGTAGCGTTTCTTCGGCACGTTGTTGCGGGCGTTGACGTGGAAATAGTGTTTCAGGTCACGGTTGCACTCCGCGAATACTTTCTTGCCGATCTCGTTGTAGGCATTGCTGTGCTTGCCGCCCAGTGCGTCCAGGACTGCCTTGTTGACCTCATCGCCAAGAACGACCTGCTCCCCGTAGTCGATCGTCATGCAGTTCTCCAGGTTCGTTACACGATCATCTATAATCACAATTCTCTCGTCACAGTTCAAAATTGCTCTCATTTCCTTCGACAGTCTGCTCATGTCATAGCTACCAGTGTTGCGAATTGTCGGCAGCACCTCATAGGTAACCCAACGTTTGAAACGTTTCGCTGATTCCAGTCTGCTGCCAAACACCAATGCATACAGACCGGATTCATTGATTGCCGTCATCTTCTGCTTTCCTCCAAGGGTGTCGATAATTTCTACTCCCTTGTCATCGTCAAATACATGTGTTGCAATAGCATCTCTTGAATTTGTGAATCCCAATGCCTCAGCCACATCTTTCCCCACGAACCACACTTCTCCGTCTCTCGTCACGGTTCGGATACTGCCAAACTCTTCGTTTTCAAAAATCTTCAACTGTTCCATATTGCCTCCTTACTCGTTCAATGTTCTTTCCAGTGCATCGAAATCATAGTCCCTTTGCGGAAATGCATTGAATGTATTCTTTACTGTTTTCTTTTCCTTCTTCTTGGCTGCTGGCTGCTTCTTGATTGGATAGAAGCTCTTCCAGCCTTGCACTGTAGCTTCTTCCACTATCATCAGCTGCTCTGCCATATCATCACTAAGACTTCCGAGCTTCTTTCTGAGCAACCGTACCTGGTAATCAGATAACTCCCTGCCGTTTTTTTCTTGACTGCTCAGGTATCCCTGAAAAGCTCTCTCAAGTTCTGGATCATCGAAAGTAATGTCCGGCGGAGCCGTATCTATATCTATATTTCTTTTTTCTTTTATTTCTATAGGACTTTCTTCGGAACTATTTTTATTTTCTTCCGAAGTAATTCGATTTTCTTCCGAAGTAATTCGATTTTTGGGTTCATTTAAGAAAGGCTCCTCTTCTTCCCCGTTTCCGAGGAGCCAATACTTATCGCTATAGAGCTGTCTCTTCATGCGTTTTACTGCTATCTCGTAATAACGACGCTGAATCCCAACAGAGGTGATGATGTTTTCCGTCATGAGGTCATCATCAATGAGACCTATCTCAGAGCAGAAGTGCACCACTTGCACGACAGCTTTTTGCCCCTTCACCCACTTGTTGCCGATCATCCTTGTGATCATTCTTGATAGCTTATCAAGTGAGATCTCTGCGTAGTAACCTTGCTTGTATACGATGCACAGAATGCAGTCATATACAGTCACACCCAGTGGACCATATCGGTCCAGGAGATCGAAGACCTTATCGTCTTCGTAAAAATCAATCATCTTCGGAAAGTAACTGAGTCCTTTTTTGTTAGGAGCACCACGCCCCATGCCGGACACCTGCCTTTCCTGTATATTACTTAAGTTCCATCAGCGTAACGCTTAAATACGCTTCCTCTTTGTACGCCTTTGTGACGCTCAGTTTTATGATCTGCGTATCATCATGGTATGCGATGCCGTTCAGGGCATCCAGCACAACCTTTGCGATGTTGTCACTGTCCGGCTTCTTTGCCGGCCAGATCTTCCCTTCCAGCATCTCTGCCCTTTTCTTCTTCGAGATGCTCTTAGGCGGCTCAAAATACGCCAATATATTAGCAACCACATACGCATCATCCGAAAACCGTTTCTGTCCGTATTTCTGTTGGAAACAGGTCTTGATCAGGTTTTCGTACAGCACCGTCTTTTCCGGTGTTACGCTGCTCATTTTGCCGCTCTTGCTGTTATAGAATGTCCTCGCCCGGGCTTTGCCCTGAGGCTTGCCCGGTACGGTGAACGTGAACAGCTTTGGTTCTTCTTTATTGTTCTGGCTGTCCATTTTCTACTTCCTTATACTCCTGGTCGATGATGTTCGGGTCTTCCTGCTCGTTGACTACCTCGGACATATCGACGTTGATCTCACTCTTGATACTCTCATCATTGTTCATCTGCATAACAAAATCTGTTTTCAGCGGTGCATATTTCAGGCACTTCTTAATGACCGTTTTCTTCGCCATCTCCTCATAGTTTGTTTTCCATGGACTGTAGGAACTTCCAAAGCTCTGGCTGAACCGTCTCGCATGGTCGTCAACGTCTTCCTTGCTCATAACCTCAAAACCGAAGCCGCCATTTTTTGATTTCCAGAGTGCATATACAAGGATCAGGTTTCCTCTGTCTTTCAATGCCGGTTTGTGCACCAGCTTTGGATCCAGTCCCAGTTCATACTGAAAATCATCATTTTCATATACACACTGTGCCTGCACGGTCTGGATGTTTTCGTTGCGGTACACCATATCAATCAGCCCTTTGTAGCCTATCTGGAACTGGCACTCCAGCTTCCCTTTGTTTCTATACGGGATCAGGTACGCCTGTCCCAGCGGCGTGTTTGGTTCCAGCCCAAGCTGTGCTGCGTTCATCAGTGCCCCGAGGAAGGACATCTGCGAACACTCTGCAAGCTTTGGCGTGGTGTTCAGTGCGGATAATGCCATGCGTGTGAAACGCTCCGGTGTGATCACCTGCGGCAGAGCCTTTCTGATTTCCGGCTCCATTGCCTTGATCATGTCTGCAATGCTCATGTTTTTTGTCAGCTTCACTGCTTCATTCTTTCTGCTGGTCTTTTCTGCCAGTGCATCTTTTACTGCCATCCTGCTTCCTCCTTATGCCCTCTCAGCTCTTTTTACGGTGAAACGTCTGCTTTCAGACTGTTTCAATACCTGTTTGTAGATTTCCGGGAAATCTGCTTTCAGCTGCTTCGAATCCACACGGTTCGCGGTCACGCTCTTCCAGGTGACGCGGTACAGGTCCGATACTGCCATCTCTGCATCTTCCATATAAACCTTGATCTCCTGCTCGATCTGTTTTTTCTCTTTTTCCAGCTTGTCCTGAAGGTCGCTGATCTCTGCACGGCGTTCCAGTTTCTCGTCAAAATCAACCAGCGGGATCATCTTTTCCGGTTCAGAACTTCCGTAATACTTCTGCAGCAGTTCTTCCGCCGCCTTGCTTCCGTCCGGTGCCGGCATCTTGTCTGCCTTTACATTGTTCTGCCAGAAATCACTTTCAATATCAATCAGCATCTGGATCGTTTCCTCATCGCGTTCGATCTTTCGCCAGATGAACTCCTTCCCAAGGACCACACATGCGATATACCAGGCATTCGCCCCGGTCACTGCCATGTAATGGTGGCACTGGATCTCATAGGATTCCGGGATATGCCCGTCTTTCCACTTGTCAGCTGAATAGGCAGACGCTGTCTTGCATTCCAGACCGGCATTCTCACCAACTACCAGGCGGTCAACGTTCGCCATCATGAAATCATGATCCGGATGCCCATAGATCGCATTGGCACGGCGTACCTTTTTTCCTGTCTCTTCCATAAACCGGCGGGCAACGTACTCCTCCAGGTCTCTTCCCTGTCTCATTGCCTCATTGTCTTCTTTTTCCCCTGCTTCTTTCTGCGTCTTATCCTGGAAGACAGCAATTGCAGAGCTGTACGGATTCAATCCGCAGATGCTTCCGGCATCACTTCCACCAATGCCCAGTTTTCTGTATCGCAGCCATTCTTCATGGCTCATATCTACTGTCGAAATTAATTTATGTAATTTCACTTGATTTACCTCCCGTTTTTGTTCTATAATTGTACTGTATTATTTTTTGTGTCCCGGATCGCTCGCCAAAGCACCGGGACTTTTTACTACCTCGAGTGTCGCTTTCTCAACGATCACCGATTCTTTCGTCTCTTCATTTATTGCATGCACATAGATGCTGTTATGGTGCCAGATGCGGTATTTCTCCGAATCAATCCCTGCCAGTTCCAGGATGGCTCTGGCTTCCTGGTCTTTCCCTTCGCTTACTCCGATCATTCCGCTTCCTCCAATTTCAATACTACATTCATCCCGTCTGCAGTATTGTAGATGGCACTTACCTCTTTGTTCAGGATTTCGTCATCGCTGGTGCGATAACGTTCAACAGAATTCCATGTTTTAAACTTTAAGCCATACTTTTCCATTACCAGCATATAGCCTATGTTCCCTTCCATCACGTTTACAAGATCTCTTAACTTCATTTCACTACCTCCTCGCTTTTTTCTGCCCAGATCAGCACTCTCGCAACTACCACACACCACACGACGACTGTGGTGCCGACAATGTCACGCTCATTCAACAGGCTGTACTTTGCCAGCCACCAGAATGTAAAGCCTGCAGCGGCTGTTGCCACGATCGGACTAACCACCTCACCGATCAGGCTGATTTTTTCTCTTCTACTCACTTTTCTCTCCTTTCCATACGAACCCGGTCAGTTCGTATAGTTTCTTCGGACTGATGTATGTGCTTCTCCTGCTTGCCTGTCCTCTTCTGGTCGGCTTGGAGCGGAACACCAGTCCAATATCCAGTTCGCCGGACTCCATCCGGTTAATCACCGTGCTCTGTTCCACGCCGAGAACCTTTGCGGCTACCCTTGTGGGTACCGGTTCAGGCGGGAACTCCGGCCGTCTGCATTCCTGGATTACTTCCAGAAGCAGATTTTTAAGTTCTTCCATTTTGCCACCTCACTTTCTCTATTCATCCAGTGTCAAAATCACGATCCAGAACAGCAACAGGATTGCTAATGGTTTCCACATTTCCTTACCCCGCTTTCTATAGGATTCTTCCATTGTCCCTAATGCTGTTGCGGTATCACTGAACGCACTCGAGACTGCTTCTCGCATCTCCTCACCTGTGATTGCTGTCGTAACTTTCTCGGCTTGCTTTTTGATGTCTGAAATATAATGTTTCATCAACGGTCTGTTACCTCCTGTTCTTCATCTGGCTTTACTAGCTTGAATCTCACATCACATACTGCATAGCCATCTTCAATTTTTAATAATTTTACGAATGCTCGCACATCTGGTCGTTCCTCTTTCATCTCTTCACCTCTTTATCTTATTGACTTTGTTGTTTTCTCCATTTATGCTGTATCTACAGGCACTGCCATGCCGAGTACAAAAGAAAGGAGAATACTATGATCAAATTTTTTACCAGTCTCACAAATTCAGATATCATCAATCTTTTTGGTGTTATTGCTTCACTCATCGTAGCAATAGTTGGTATTGGAATTTCTGTAAAAACCCTCCGGCAAAACTCTAAAATGCTTGAAGCATCTACGCGTCCAAACCTCCAGCTTTACTCTGTATATTCAAACGGTATTTTGTACATAATAATCAAAAATTTTGGTGTCTCTGCTTGTGTGATCGACCGCATAACCTGTAGTTATATCTTTACCGGCAAGGAAACCGGCAATAAAACCATGAAAGGTAATATTTTCGAAAAAGTAATCGGTGCACAAATGGCTCCCGGTTTTGCGATTCGTTGCCCCCTTTATGGATCAAAAATGCAAGCATATAATCTGGACTTTGATATTTCTTACCATTCGACTTCTAAAAAATACCAAGAACATTTTTCACTCAACATTCTTTCAAATTCAGCCTTTGGTGACATTTACCCTGGAACAAAAACCGGAAAAGAATCGCTCGAAAATATCGCTAAAGATTTGCATGATCTCGTAAAAACGAAATTATAAAACCCAATATGAGTCCAGAATAAGCAAGGATTATGCTGTACAATACATAATCAAGACAATCGATGTCAAAGTACTCTTTAAAGAAGGCTTTATAAATAGCAATCCCTGACATGACAAGTCCGGCAACATCAAGCATAACTGCCAATGCGTAACCAACATAAATAAAAATCATTTCTCATCTCCTAATCTTTAACCGGAAACGTCACCAGCATTTTCAACGAGAGTTCTGCTTTTCCTATAAAGTCAGAACTCTTTATTTCATACTCTTTTACATGGTGCAGTTCTTTTCCGTCCAGTACTAAACGCGGTCCTCGAATACCCTCATTTCTTACTTCTAATTTCATTGGTTCTTTCATCCCTACCCCGCTTTTTGCTCTGTCATAACTTTCGCGTTTTATGCGACTTCTGAATTAAAAAAAATTTCATTTACCTCTGAAAATGACATTTTTAATTCTCTCGCCATTATCGTTGCTTCTTTTATTGAGAT